TTGTTCTTCAAGTTTTATTTGTTCTTCAAGTTCTATTTGTTCTTCAAGTTCTATTTGTTCTTCTAGTTCTATTTGTTTTTCTAGTTCTATTTGTTTTTCTAGTTCTATTTGTTTTTCTAGTTCTATTTGTTCTTTTTTTATTTGTTCTTCAAGTTTTATTTGTTTTTCTAGTTCTATTTGTTCTTCAAGTTTTATTTGTTCTTCTAGTTCTATTTGTTTTTCTAGTTCTATTTGTTCTTCAAGTTTTATTTGTTCTTCTTTTATTTGTTCTTTTATTTGTTCGTTTATTTTTATTTCTTCTTCTAGTTTTATTTGTTCTTCTTTTATTTGTTCTTTTATTTTTATTTGTTTTTCTAGTTTTATTTGCTCTGCCTTTATTTGTTTTTCTTTTATTTGTTCTTCTAGTTTTATTTGTTTTAGTTTTATTTGTTCTTCTTTTATGTGTTCTTTTATTTGTTCGTTTATTTTTATTTGTTCTTCAAGTTTTATTTGTTCTTTTTTAATTTGTTCTTTTATTTGTTGTTCTTTTGTTTGTTGTTTTTCAGATTTAATAGTAATATAAATTTTATCTAATCCATTAAGTTTACCATAATCAAAAATAAAATTTTCAAGTTTAGTATTTTCTTTTGTGCATAGGTCATAAAATATTTTTTTATTAAAATATAAAAGATCTTTTAATAATGCTATTATAGTACAAATATCGCCTTCATTTTTTTCTTTTGAAATAGTTCCAATTTCATAACTTTTTTTTTTTAATTTTTCTAATCTATATTGATATGTATCAAATAGATTAGATATAAAAATTTTTAAATTAATTGCTTTTTGTAGTGTCATATATATTTTATATATATATTTAAATTTATATATTTAAATTTATATTTAAATTTAAATATATATATGATTGTGAATTTATGTTATCAAGATATATTCATGATTCCATCATTTCAAGATATTTGATGATATTATCTTTATTATGGTGTTTAGTTGTATTATTTTGTATATATATAATATATTTTTGAAGTTGATTAATTGGAATTGCAATTTTATCAGTATTTTCTTCGCACCATTTATAATATCTGTTTAAATTTTCTAATGCTTTATTTCTAACATTAATTCCATTAAATCCACTTGAAGCGATAAATAAATGACAAATAGAACCAGTATTCCATATTTTAAAATTATCTGATTCAGATAGCTGTTTTAGGAGCGTATCATCCGTTAATCCCATATGGCATGTAAGACACATTTTTAATATATTAAATTATAATAAATATGTTTATCTATTTTATAAAAATTTAATATATAAACATGATTATTAATTTCGATTATCAAGATATATTCATGATTCCATCATCTCAAGATATTTGGTGAGATTCTCCTCATTATGAGATTCAGTTGAATTATTTTGTACATATGTAATAGATCGTTTAAGTTCATCAATTGGAATTATATGTTGATTAGTATTTTCTTCACACCATTTATAATATCTACTTAAAACTTCTAATGCTTTATTTCTAACAAGAATTCCATTAAATCCACTTGAAGCAATTAATAAATGACTGACAGAACCACTATTCCACACATGAAAAACATCCGGTGCAGATAGCTGTTGGAGAAGTGTATTATCTTCTAAACCCATATGACATTTAAGACACATTTTTAATATATTAAATGTAAGTGTATATATGTTTATCTATTTTTATCTATTTTTATCTATTTTTATCTATTTTTATCTATTTTTATAAATTTTTATTTTTTGTTCATTATTATCAGTGACTTCAATGATATAATTTAAGCAAGTTTTGATTTCATCAATATGTGTAACAACGATTACATTATGAAATTGTTTAGTCAAGAATTCAAAAATTTTATTTTTAAATTCATAAATTTTATTTTCATCAAGAGAACCGAAACCTTCATCAATACAGAATGAATTACACATAGCAATTTTAGATATTCTAATTAGAGCGAATCTAATAGCACATGAAACGATGAATGTTTCAGCACCAGAAAGAGTAGAACTAAGATATTCATTTTTATATTGATCAATTTTAGTTATATTAAGATCTTTATCATCATAATTAATTTTTAATGTAAAATTCATAATTTTTCCTAAAAATGAATTAATAAGGATTTCGAATTGTTCGATAATTTGATTTGTTAAATAAGAAGGATATATTTGAATAATATTTTTGTATTCTTCAAGAGTATAATATTTTTTAAGAATTTTAGTTTGTTTAGTTTCTTCAATTTGAAGTAAATTGGTAATATTAGTTAAATTAGAAACATTATTCGTAAGTTTTATAATTTTATTATTAATAAGTGTTAATTTATCTTCATAGTTGGTTACATTATTTTTTTTAAGTTGAATCGATGATATGGATTGAATATATTCTTTATATTTTACTAATTTTTGCTCAATTAGTAAATTATTATTTTGTAGTTCTAATCGTTGATTTTTATATTGTTCTATTTGAATTTGATAATTTTTATATTTATTGTAATTATTATTGTATTTTGTTCTTTCATCTCTAATATTATATAGATTATCTTCAAGTTTCATAATTTTATCATTAATAATTTTATTAGATTCGATATTACATATAGTTTCATTACATTTAATAATTTCGTATTTAGTTTGAGATAATTTACGTTCATATAGTTCAGTTTCATTTTCAATGATATTCATTTTGTATAATAGGTCATTTTTTTCTTTGATATATTCATCATATTTTTGATAATTTAAGTATATTTGAATGTATTCGTTTAAATTATCATTAGCAAGTTTTATTTTTTGAAGTTCAGTGATATTCGTTTGAACTGAAGATTGTTCAAGTTTCAAAATTTTTTCGTAATCCGTAATGCCTAAGATTTGTTTATTGGATTCACATTCATTACATTTGGTATTAAATTTACAATTAGTATTATTGATTAAATTTTGGTAATGTTTAATTTTATCTTTATTTTTAGATATTTGATTATTTAATAAATCGATAGTAGTTTCATTTGTAGTATATAATTTATAATTTTGATAAATGGTTTCACGATTTTCTAAATTGAGGTTAAGATTTTTGATGAGTATTTCAAGATTATCTAGTTTGATTTCATATTTTTGTTTTTTATTTATAAATTTATTTTGTTTTTCAATGATAGACTTTTGTTCTGAAACAAGTTTTGTAAGTTTTGATTTATTGTAGGTATTATCAACTGGTTTTAATTGTTCATTAATATCCGTAAGTTCGAATTCAATATCAGATATTTTGATATCGTATTGGTTATTAATGGTTTCAAAATTAAAATCAAAATTATCAGGGATAGTACATTTGGTTTCATTAAATTTAATATTTCTAAGTGTTTGTTTATTATTTTCAAGTTGAGTTTGTATATTTTGAATTTCATGTGAGTTTTGAATTTCCGAAAATTTACCTTTGAATCGACTAATTTCATCAGATAGGTTTTTAATTTTAGAATTAAGGTCATTTTTATTAATAGTTAATAGAGAAAGATTATTTTCAAGATTTTCTAATGATTCATAGTTTTCAATATCTGTTTCATAATTATTTATATGTGAATCAATAATTTTTTTATCAGTATTAATATTACGAATATCAGCATTAACTTGATTTTTGATTTCTTTTTCAAAAGTGGACAGATTAAGTAATTTTTTGAATATTTTGACTCTTTCTTTGGATGTTTTTTTCAAGAAGCTATTGTATTCAGTTTGTTCGGATAGCCATGTTTCTAGCATGATAACAGATTCACCAAATATTTTATAAATATTAGCTTGTGTTTGTAATTTTTTTCTAACAGCTATTCCCGTCCATTTATTATTTTTGAAAATTTTAAGTGAAAGAGTTTCTTTTTTTTTAGTAGTTCGTTCGATACGATATAACATACCACCATAAGAGAAATCAAGCGATACATAGCATTTTTTTTTTTGATTATAAATATTTTTAATATTAGCTGGTTTTAATGAATCTAATGATGACGATCCTTGAATTATATAGCGAATTGCTTTAATAATGGTAGATTTGCCTTGATGATTTTTTCCAAGAATGCCAATACTAGTGCATTTTTCGAAATTTGAAAAGTCAATAGTGACTTTATTCGGGAAGCATATAAAATTTTCGATTTCAAGTTTATTAAGTTGGATAGTTTTATTATCAATATTATCTTCAATATCAAGTTTTTTAGTATATTTGTCATGCATATCAGCAATTTCATCAATTAAATTTTGATTATCTTTATATTGAGATTGAAGAAATAGATTAAAATTGTCTACATTTTTGATATCAATATTGGATAGTGATTCAATAATATCATTATTATTCCCAATATATTCAGGATTGATATCTAATATATTATGAGTAGTTTGTTTAACTAAATTTTTTTGAATTATTTCAAATTTATTAATATTATTATATTTAATTTTGATTCTAATATTTTTAGGTAATGATTTAAGATTAAGATTAAAATCAAAATTTTCTTGTGTGGTATCAAATGTAACAAATCCATATGACGAATCAATTGGTAAGAACATGGATTTAAGTTTAGTTAAATTCCATAGAAGTATTCCGTGCCCTTGTAGTTGTTCTCCTGATGTTAGTTGTATTAATGAACCAGGATAGCCAATATTTTCTTTATTTCCTAATATATGATTAACTTTGTGATTATCTCCTAATAAACAAATATCATATTTAGATTCAATATCTCCAACTTTGAAGAATTGATCGCGTAATAGATATCCATTTTGAACAGGTGTTCCATCAAGGCTAAAATGTCCTAATAGAATATGATGATAATCATCATCATTAATTTTATTAGGTAGTATTTCTATACGTTTTTGCCAATCTTCTTTTGAATTCGACATATGTTTTTCAAGGTCAAAAACGCTTGGTACATAGAATATAACATTTCCGGCTTTGTATGTTCCAGTATCTCTAAGATAATGAATTTTACTAGTATTTTTTTCGTTTTTATCAATAAAGTTAAATATAGCAGATAGTGAATCAATACATTCTGATGGATCAGAACCTTTAATATTATTATCATGATTTCCAGAAATGATGAATAGTCTGTTAATTTTAGAAAGTTTAATTAAAAAGTTTCCTAACATATGTAGGGACATAGCTGTTAATTTGATACTATCATCGAGTAAATCACCAGCAATAACAGTATAAGTATTGTTTTTGGTGGTATTTTTATGATATTTAATACGATTTAATATATTATCGAATGCTTCAAGATATTCTTTTTCTCTTTTGATATCATTTTTGACATGTATATCAGCGATATGATATATCCAATTAATATTATCATCTTCTGTTTTTGGAATAATATTCATAATATTAAATTATAATAATTAATATAATTTCATTTTTTAATTTAATTTTTAGAACGAATTCCTACGGAATTCGCAAGTTTCAGTCACTCCCGCTCGATATATATATCATTATTTTATTTATATATACCGATATATATAAATAAAATAGAAGAAGTACTAAACGGTAATAAAAAAATTGATTTTTTATGGATTTATCAATAAAAATGAATAATAATTTGATAATTAAAACACCAATATTGTTTCAAGAATTGTATAATGAAATTTATGAAGAATATTTAAAACTATGCCGTTCTCCATCCATCTCATCTCATCAAACACAAAAAAAGATAAAAGATATTAAAAAAGATTTAGATTTTCTCACGAAAAAATTGAAGAAAAAAAAAATTTTTATAAAAAAGAATAAAAAAATATCTAGATTTTCTCACAAAAAAATGGTAATAAAAAAATAATAAGAAAAAAATATTTTTAGTATAATTAATTTATAAAATAAAAATATTTTACGACATATATGTAATATATCGATAAAATATTTAAAAAAATTGAAAATAATATACTTTAAATAATTTATTTAATAATAAACTTAATATGTTGTCAACTTTTTATAAACAAGAAATAAGTAAATATGATAAACATATTCCGTTTATTCAATTTGAAGTTATAAGTGATATAATTTTAGCAAAAGAACAAATTTCTGAAAATGATTATTGCAAGAATCTGGATTTTATATTAATCAGTGATATGGATGATATAGAGCATTATGTAAATTCTAATAGAAATTTGGATTTAGATGAATATTTGAAGATAAATGTATTTTTTATTAAATCTTTATTTAGAGATTTAAAAAAAAATTCTCGTAAATTTTATGTAAAGGGTGAATTTAGAAATTTATTAGATTCATATGATAATGAAGATGATGAGCGAGAAATAGATAAAAAATTCATAAAATTTATGAATCTTAAAGTTAAAATATATCTAGAATGTTATAATGGCTCTACTAATGAATTACCTCGTTACTGTAATAGAGAAGATTGTATAATTCTGTAACAGATTTCTAATGAATTTAGAAAATTAGTTATTTTAGTTTAATAATATAAAAGCCAGTCCATAAAATTTTGAAAAGATTTATCCTATTAATTCAGTAATTAATACGAATGTAAATAATGTTTGAATAGTTACTAATATCATAGAAATCGGATGAATTGGAGTAATATCTCCATAGCCAAGAGTTGTTAAAGTAGTTGCAGATAAATAGATTTTGTTTATAAATTTTTGTGCAAAAGTATTATTTGGAATCGAATTATAATTGAATTTAGTAGTTTTTCCATCAATTATTTCTTCATTATAATCTAATGCAAAATAAATTCCAGCAAAAATTATTATAATACCGAAAAAAATTGCAAAGAAAGTTTTTCTTGAAGTAAACCATTTTTCAGTGAAAAGTCCCATTATATATAAAAATAGACAATATATTAATTATTTCATAAAATAGAAGATAAATAATTCGATTTAGAACTGATTATGCATTATTAGTTTAGAATGAAATAATTCGTAATTATTTTTAATTTTATTAAATCGTAATCCATTTGGATATTTATATAGACGATGTATTATTCTTGGTTTTAAATATTTGTTGAATATTTTAAAAGCACGATGTTTCCTTAATGTTTTTAAAGTACGATATTCGATATAAGTAGTTAATATTAAATCGTCTCTTTTTTCAAAAGTGAAGTATTCTTCTAATGAAAATGACGACATATTTATATAAGTAATTCTTTTATTAATAATATTAGTAATAATCGTGATGTCAGTTTCATTTATAATATTTAATTTATCCATTAATTCTTTTTTTATATCGTATTTCATATATTCGACACAAATAACAGCATTTCCATACATCTGTGAATAATATATAAAAAAAAGATTCAATTTTTATATATATTAAGCTATTGTAAACCAAGGCATACACTCAAGATAATAACGAAAATTTCTATCATAACAAGCAGTACAAACATTTTTATTTTTCAAAAAAATTATTCGACATTTTAATATTGCTACAAATTTTTGACAAAGTTGACATTTCCCAAATACATAGGATAAAATTTCATTTGTTAATAATATATCATTTTGACTATCGATTAATAATTTTTTAATAATTTTCTTAAATTGATATTTAATGAGTACTTCTTCCATTATGATAGTATATATAATGACTAGTTAAAAATATCGAAGATATTTAACTATATCTGGTTGTTATATCACCAAACCAATCTGATTTATATTCATCACAATTTACTATAATACTTTTTGTTTGTGTATATTCATGATATGAATCAATACCATTTTCTCTACCAATTCCACTTTCTTTTGTTAAACCACCCCAAGGAGAAGAAGGATCGTTTTTATGATGGTCATTAATCCAAATTATTCCAGAATTTATTTTTTGAGCGACTGTATGAGCGACTGATAAATTATTTGTCCAGATTGAGCATCCTAATCCATATTTTGTACTATTGGCTAATTTAATTGCTTCTTCTTTTGTTTTAAATGAACAAATTGCAACAACTGGTCCAAAAACTTCCTCGTGAAACATAATATTTGTATGTTCTCCTATTATAACTGTTGGCTCATAATAATTACCTTTTTTTAACTTTTCATATTTTTTTCCACCACAGAGTAATTTAGCCCCTTCTTTAATAGATTTATTAACAATTTCGTCAATATAATCTAATTGTTTAGCAGTAATAATTGGACCTAAATGAGTTTTTTTATCAAATGGATCACCTAATTTTAATTTCTTTACTTTCTTTACAAATTTATATACAAAATCATCAAGAATATTTTCATCAACTAAAATACGAGTTCCAGCAATACATGTTTGACCAGATGCAATAAAAGTACCAAATAATGTTCCATTTACTACATTATCCAAATTTACATCATCAAATATAATCATTGGTGATTTTCCACCTAATTCAGCAATATATCCGCATAAATTTTCACCAGCAACTTTACCTATAATTCGTCCAGTTTTCGGACCTCCTGTAAAATCTATTTTTGAAATTAACTCATTTTTTATTAAATAATTACCAGTTTCACCATCACCTAAAACTACATTAAAAATATTATCCGGTAAACCAGCATCTTTACATATTTGTGCTAATTCTATTATTGAATTTGGAGCTAATTCTGATGGTTTTACTATAACTGAATTACCAGCAGCTAATGCAGGTGCTAATTTTTTTATTGTTATTAATAAAGGATGATTCCAAGGAGTGATTTGACATACTACACCTAAAGGAACTCTTTTTACGTAGTTTAAATAATTACCATTAAATGGTTTAATACTATCTTCATGAACTCGAATTAAAGAACTATAATATTCAAACCATTCTGGTAATCGTGATAATTGTAATTTCATTTCTCGTAAAGGTCTTCCAATTTGTTCTGTTTCCATTATTGCTAATCTATCTAAATTTTTTTCTAATAAATTTCCAATATTTCGTAAAATTTTGGATCTAAATTTTATATCGTCAGCCCAGACGCCAGATTTATAAGCATTATAACTATATTGAACTAAATCATTTACATCTTGTTCATTGCATTTTATAAATTCCGAAACTTTTTGGTTATTTACAGGAGAAATAACTGATATAATTTTATGTTTTTGTAATAACCTTGTTATTTTTTGACCATTTTTAAAAGCACTTATCATTTTATTTTATAAAATTTAATTAATTATAAATATTAATTAATTCTTAATTAAGCAATATTTATAATTAAATATAAATAATGATTGATTACCATCAATTTCTGACTAAAAATAATAAACTAAGTTTATATTTTATTGGATTGGGTAAAATGGGTAATACTATTTGCAATAATTTAATTGATTCAAATTATTCATTATTAGGTTATGATCCATATACTAGACAAGATGTAAAAATTAAAACTACAAATAATTTACTGGATTTTATTCAAAGTCCAAATATTATATTTTCATCATTACCAGATGATAAAGTTGTCGAAGAAATTTTTATTAATAGATATCTTGCTAGTATTTTGAAACCAAATTCTATACATGTAAGTTTATCTACAATATCTCCTAAATTAGCAAAATCTTTATCTCAAATACACTCTAAAAATGAGAGTTATTTTATTTCAGCACCTATTTTTGCTAGACCGGATGGATTAGCAAAAAAAGAAGCATATATACCAATTGCTGGAAATCCTGAAGCTGTATCTATTATTAAACCAATTTTAGAAAAAATTTCAACTAAAGTAATATATTTTGGAAAAGAACCAGAAAAAGCTAATGTTGTTAAATTATGTGGTAATTTTTTAATATGCTCTGCAATTGAATCTATGAGTGAAGCTTTCAATTTGGCAGAGTCATATGATATTGATAGAGTTGAATTACATAAAATGTTATCAGAAACAATATTTGATTGTTTAATTTATAAAGGATATGGTCATAGAGTATCAACACATGACCATAAACCTTATAAAAATGCACATTTTTCTTTAGATCTCGGTCATAAAGATATGATGTTAACTAAAAATGCATCTCAAGAAAAAAAAGTTGAAATGCCTGTATTAGATATTTTAGATAAAAAATTTAAAAAAGCAAAGGAAAAAAAATTGAATAAATTCGATTGGTCTGCTATATCACTTATTTAGATTCATTTTGAATCAATAAAAATTAAATTCCAAATTAAGTCATATTTAAGTCGTTCTTTTATAAAAATATTCAAAAATAGAAGAAATACTCAAGTATTATGATTAAATTTTTTTATATTTTTTTTATATATAAAAACATGGCATAGAAGACGAATCACAACAATAAATTTTTTCACCCACGTAAGACATGATATAATCGGCTAATAATACATCATTATTACTATTGATTAATAATTGTCGAATGATTTTTTTAATTTGATATTTTTCAATAGTTGCTTTATCCATTTTGAATAAATTATTATCAGATTTCGATTTTGATTTTACATTCTAGCTAAGAAGATATATCTGATTACATTGCATTATACCAAATTTATATAAATATTTTGATTATTCTGATTGTATTACTGAAACATATTTCGATTTTTCAACGATAACTATATAAAACATGATAATATCTTTGGCTAAATTTATAACAAGTTGTACAAATATTTAGTTTTTGTGCAAAAATATATTGAGATGATAATATATAAAATTTTAAGCAAATTTTGCATTTTTTATCAATAAAAGACATGATATAATCGGCTAATAATACATCATTATTACTATTGATTAATAATTGTTTAATTATTTTTTTAATTTCTTCATTCATCTATAATTGATATTACATTGCATTATACCAAGTTATAAAATGATTCTTATTTGATTTATAACAAGTTTTACAAATATCTTGTTTTTGTTTGTAAATATATCCAGATTGTGCTACAGAAACGTATTTCGTTTGTAGTACTATATTCAATTTAAAACAAATTTTGCATGTATTTTT